GATGATGATTTGCGCAACTGGCTTGCCCAGTATGGCTGTGACTTAAAGCCACACTTTACTGGTAAGAATAAATGGGACACAAATATGGGCGTAGCATCTATGTCTACGTTCTTTGGAACAATGCGTGAAGGCAAGTTCCAAAACAACAACTCAATAGAGTTCCCATCTACTGAAGGTTCTGAAGGCATGAAAGCCCTACTTCAACAGTTGATGACATGGAAGCCAAACACTAAGGGCAAGACCGACTGCGTTATGGCTTTATGGTTTGCCGTACTTAGAGCAAAAGAACTAATGCAAGCGTCTTCATTTACTAGTCGCTACAAAGAAAACCGTTGGGCTACTAAGGCGCAACTATCAAAACGTCAATCAATCAACCTAGACGCTGCCTACCAAGAGCAGTGGCAAGAACAATTCGGTTAGGAAAATATTATGCCAGCACCGCTTATTGGAGCAGCAGCAATTGCTGCTGCTAAACTCGCAGCAAAAAAACTTGCAGTAAGTACAGCAAAAAAAACTGGGACTAAGGGTAGTGTTAAGAAAGTAAAGAAATCAATCAACAGCCCAAAAATGCAAAGTAAATTTGAAAATCTTACTAAAGGTTCAAACACATTAAGTCCTAGTTCTATGGCAAAAGCAAATAGAACAAAGCCAGTACCTGTAAAAAGAAAGGCTAAGTAACATGCCAGCACCAATCGTAGGCGCAGCAGTTGCAGCAGCAACTCGTTTTGCTGCAAAAAAAATTGCACAAAAGAAAGTAAAACAAGGATTAGCAAAAGCCGCTTCAAGAAGGACTGCAAGGATTGCAAGCAATAGTGTAAAGCCCGTTAAGGCTGGCGCTGCTAACGCAGCCAAGTTTAATCAAGGAAGCATGATGCGAACTACTGATGCAGCAACTGGTGCTGCTGCACGTAAAGGCGCTGCGCGTCTTGGTGTAACTGGCACTAAAGGCGTTCAAAAGCCAATTAAAATTAATACAGACCCTACAAAACCAAAAGGTGTTTTTGGTCCGCTAAAGAAAAAAATAGCAGCAAAAAGTCCAGAAGGTCGTGCTAATGTAAGGGCTAATGCTCGCGGTCTTAAGGCTGCCAATAAGCCTGTATCTAAGAAAAATGCTGGTCAAACTGCTAGCAAAATTAAAACAGATATAATTAAAAACGCTACACCAGCGCGTGCTAATCGCACTCGCCTTGGTAAAAGCGCATTTAAGTCTAAGTAATTTTTAATCAATCGTTAGGACAATAATGTTATCAGTTAAGCAGATTGCGGCGCGTGTTGAGTCGCTTAAACACCGCGCACGCGAGCGCGATTCTAGACATGAAGATGTCCTAGCAGTACGTCGTGGTCAAATCTCTAGCGTCTATCCTGACTTCTTTCCAGAAGGAGTAGATGCAAACGTAGTAGCAAACTTTATTGATGTTGTTGCACGAGACCTATCTGAAGTTATGGCTCCGCTTCCAGCGATTAACTGCTCTGCAATTAACCAGGTTGAGGATAAGTCACGTAAGTTTGCTGACACTCGTACTCGTATTGCTGCAAACTATTTCATTAATTCAGATTTACAAGTGCAGATGTATACTGGTGCAGACTGGTATCTCACATTTGGTTTCGTCCCTTTCATTATTGAATTCGACGAAGAGGCAAAACTGCCGCGTGTTCGCATAGAAAACCCTGTAGGTGCTTACCCAGAGTATGACCGCTATGGACGCTGCATTGCTTTTGCCAAGAAATACCGTATGACAGTTGCCGAATTGGTGTCTCAGTTCCCTGAGCATGAAGAAGGCATTCTTGGTAAAGATGGCTATGAGCAAGACATGAATAGTTATCTAACTGTCATTCGATACTACGATAAAGAACAGTCTGTAATTTATGTTCCAGACCGTAAAAACTACGCAGTATCAACAGCGGTTAATCCAATAAAGAAAATGCTAGTTCACATTGCACGTCGCCCATCTATCGATGGCGAAATGCGTGGACAGTTTGATGATGTACTTGGTATTCAATTGCTTCGAAATCGTTTTGCATTACTTGCAATGGAAGCAGCAGAAAAGTCAGTACAAGCACCACTTGTTTTGCCTAGCGATGTTCAAGAGTTTGAGTTTGGTGGCGATGGTGTCATCCGTACAAATAACCCTGCTGGTGTTCGCCGCGTAGAACTTCCTATTCCTGCTGGAGCATTTAACTCACAGCAAGTCTTGCAACAGGAACTACGTACAGGAACACGCTATCCAGAATCCCGTAGCGGTAATGTTGATGCTTCAATTATTACTGGTCAGGGTGTGCAAGCACTTATGGGTGGATTCGATACGCAGGTTAAGTCTGCTCAGGCTATCTTTGCTTCAGCACTTAAGAATGTTATTTCAATCTGCTTTGAAGTTGATGAAACAGTATTTGATGAAAAGAAAACAATTCGTGGCGTAGATGCTGGTGCACCATATGCACTTGAGTACACACCATCTAAGAATATTAAGGGCGACTATTCTGCAGATGTACGCTACGGCATGCTGGCTGGACTTAATCCAGCACAGGGACTTATTTTTATGCTTCAAGCATTGGGTGGCGATTTAATTTCTGTTGACTTGGCTCAACGAGAAATGCCGTTTGGCATTAACGTCACACAGGAACAAGAGAAGATTGAAGTTGAAAAACTTCGTAAGGCTCTCATTGGTTCTCTGCAAGCATATACACAAACAATTCCACAGATGGCTTCTCAGGGACAAGACCCACTACCTATCATTCAGAAGATTGCCTTGGCAATTAAGGGACGTAAAGAGGGTAGACAAATTGAGGATGTTATCGAGGAAGTGTTTACACCAGAGAATCCTCCTGCTGGTGCTCCAGTTGAGCAACCCGTCCCCTCTGCTCCTGGCGCTCCAGTAGGAGGCGCTCCTGCACAAGCACGACCAGATTTGCAAATGCTTCTTAGCCGTTTGAGTTCAAGCGGTGAAGCATCAGGCTCGGCACAGATTAGACAACAGCAAGTATTATAGAAGGGATAATCATGGCAGCACGTAAGAAGCCAGTACGTAAAACAAAAGTACAGACAGTTCTTAGTGATGATTACTCTCCACTAGAAAAGCACTGTATTGCAATTAATGAGTATTTTAAGGCGTTACGTGTAGCAGGATTTTCTGAAGCAATTGCGTTATCAATGATTCAAAGTGTTGAATCTTATCCTAACTGGATTATTCCAGACCTACCAAACAAGATTGATAATATTCCATATGATGATGAGGATGATGACTAATGGCTGAAACAAGAGGCGGATACCGCAAGCCAGATATGCCTGCTCCTACATCGGGTCCTGGTGCGCTATCACAGCGCACAGATGGTGGACCAGCGCAAGGTGCTAAGTATATGTCAGGACTTCCTTATGGTGAAGGGCGCTCAACATATGACCAGCAAACTGCTGCTCCTATGGCTGGTTCTGCACCGACACCGCCAGTACCAGAAATGCCAAGCGGACCACCAATGCTTTCTCTTAACGACCCAACACAACGACCAGATGAACCACTTACTGCTGGATTAAATATCGGCGAAGGTCCTGGTTCAGAAGTTATGAACGTTCCAAATCGTTCACAATCTTTAATAGATACCATTCGTTATCTTACACAGTTTGACCCATCGGGAGATGCGGAATTAATTTATAGGACACTCACAGACCAGGGGTACTAATGCGCTATTTAAAGCCAGTTGTCGCTGAAGTATCTCCTAATATTTATACCGCTGCAAGAACTGCAAATCTAGAACCTGCTCAGATTAATCAAGTAGAGCAGATGAGTTACGCAATTAAAAAGCACCGCCAGTTAGCAAAACTAGATAACAATATGGCGCGTAAAGAATTTGATAGACTCAATGGTAAAGCACAAGAGCAACTAAAGTTTTTGTTTAAAGATGCAGACTATCTGCAACCAATGCCTAGTGCTGCAGATAAAGTACAAGGAGTTTTAGGCGGAGCCTTAAAGGTTGCTGCTAGCCCTCTTATTGGTTTATTTAAACTTGGTGGACAATACAATCGTTTAATTAATACACCCTATAAGGTTGCTCGTCAGGTAGCCCA